ATGTCTGTACTGAAGCAAAAACGAACCACAAGTAAGGCCGAGTTCATCAACACGGCCAATCAAATCTACATTGAAACCATCAACTTTCTGACCCGGCTTTCCGCCCGGTACTCCCGCCTTGTAGCGGAGCCAATCGCCAAGTTAGCCGGTGAGATCATCGACCATGCGGAAAAAGCAAACAGCATTTTCCCTTCCGATCCACAGCGCATTGAACTTCGGAAGGCCCACTTGCTTGAAGCAAGGGCTTCCCTGATGGCGCTTGATGTTCGGCTGACCCATGTTTATCTGATCTTGAACCAGAACCCGGAAGGGGCCTTCACCAATTCCAAAGGAAACCCGGTGAAATCCCAAGATGCAACGGCTAAATTAGATAAAATGGCGCAGAACCTTGGCGAACTGATCGACAAAGAAAACGAACTTTTGAAAGGGGCTATCAAGAATGTAAGCGGAAAATTGAAAACTTAACTTCAAAAAAAAATTAGGTGTACCTCTGTTAATTCGTCCTTCGGCGGTGTGGTGGTGGTTGCGCTCCCCTAATTACAACAACAACAATAACTTCCTCATTGTCAATACGGACGGCAACTACAACAACAATAACGCCAACAATTCTGGTGGCGTGCGGCCCGGATTTTGCGATTGCGAGGTCAAATGGAGTAACAGAAACCCGGCTTTTGGATTTCAGGTGAAAGACGACCTTCGCAAAAGGAGAGGTACTTCCTTGGGTAGCCAATCCCTAAAACTGCCCCGCTTGGGAAAGCGGGAAGGGGTATAACCTATCCCTGTTTGGATAGCCGATACCCTTTCTTTTGATGCCCTTACACGGACGCTTCTTGCATGGTGGGGGATCGTGCCATATCCCATTTCATGTGCAAGGGCAAAGCAGATTAGAAGGCACCCTACAATTTATCTGTACGAAAGGCGAATACTTTATTTTTATGACAAGCCAAGAACGGCATGAAGCGAGATACCAGCGCCGCAAAGCCAAGCGGCAAGAGAGAAAACAGGCCCGGTGTGATGCCCTTGGGCCAATGAACAAGGTTTTCAGCTATCGCAAAATGTTCTTCTATGGCCGGAAATGCTGTAATGGGGTACGGTGGAAACAAAGTGTTCAGAACTTTGAAATTCACCTGTTTTCCGGGACAGCAAGACGGCGGAAGAAGGTTTTGGATCAAGCGTGGAAGCCTATGAAGTGTACCCATTTTACACTTCGAGAAAGGGGCAAAATTCGCCCCATAGATGCCCCACACATTACAGATCGGCAAATCCATAAAACCCTTTGTAATGAAGTTCTGGTTCCCCTGTATAAGCCCGGTATGATCTATGACAACGGGGCAAGTCAAAAGGGAAAAGGGCTTCACTGGCATTATCGCCGCTTGAAAGATCACCTTCATTGGCACTTCCGGCGCTATGGCCGGGAAGGGGCGGTTCTGTTGTTGGATTTGAAAGGGTTTTTCCCTAATGCGCCCCATGCGCTTCTATATCGGCGGCACCAAGAATTGATCTTAAATCCTGACCTTCGGGCGCTTGCTGATATGGTGATCCAAACTTCCCCTTGTCCGACACCGGGCCGGGGATTGCCTTTGGGCGTGGAGCCGTCACAACAGGAAATGGTTTCCTTGCCCAGCGCAATAGACAACTGGATCAAATGCCAAGCAGGGGTTCACTGTTTCGGACATTACATGGATGATTACTATTTGCTTTTGCCCGATGTGGAAGCCCTGAAAAAACTTGGGCATGAAATAGTTCGGCAGTTTGAAGCCGCTGGAATACGGGTGAACAAGCGGAAGTGCAAGATCATCCCCTTGACAAAGCCTTTCCGATGGTGTAAAGCCCGATTCACACTAACAGAAACGGGGAAAATCAAGATGAATGGAAGCCGGGATGGTGTGAAACGGGCAAGGCGAAAGCTGAAGCTATTTCACCGGGAGTTTGTGGAAGGGAAACGGTTATTTTCAGACATTGAACAGTATATGGAATGCCAAAGCGCATACTACCGGAACTTCAATGACCACGGAAGGTTGTTGCGGTTGCGGCGGCTTTATCATGCTATCTTTTTCGGAGGTGCAAAATGTATAGAATTATCAAAGACGGGGCCAACATTGGCTTGACCGAAAATTTGAACTACATTAAGCAGGCCGAAAATGGTTGCTATGTCCTTTGCCCGGAGCGTGATGCTTCGGGCATTGTTTTTGAAGGGACACCGTACCATTTGCTTGGCCGGGATGAAATGGAAGGGCTGGAAACCGTCAGCTTGGAAATGGCTGACGCAGGGGCCGAGATCACCAAAGCCAACACCACCAACGGCATTGTGTTTGTGACAATGGCGGAAGCCGGAAGCATTGACCCCGTAACAGCGGCAGAACACGCTGATCTGTTCGCTGAATGGGCATACCCGATCAATTACACCACCGGCCAAATCCGGCGCTATAATGGAACCCTTTACAAGTGTGTTCAGGATCACACTTCCCAAGAAAGCTGGACACCCCCGGAAGCCCCCAGCCTGTGGAGCCTGACCGCCGACCCTACCGAGGAATGGCCTGAATGGATTTCCCCGGTTGGGGCGCATGATGCCTACCCCTTGGGAGCCAAAGTCAGCCACAATGAAAAACACTGGACTTCCACCGTGGCAAACAATGTGTGGGAACCCGGTGTGTATGGTTGGGAGGAAGTAACCGATGAAGCATAAAACCTATATTGCCCGGAAAAGGGCAAGGTTCAAAGCCGGTTGCGGTGAAAATGTCAATATTCCTTATGGAACCGCCTTGACTGTTCAGGGCGGTTTTCTTGTGTGGAAAAACAAGCTGATGTGTGCGGACACCAGCCAAATTGCCTATGACTACTTCAGCCACAATGATGATGGCCGGGGCAAAGAGCGTGGGGAACTGGTTTCCGCTATCCTGTTGCGGTTGGAGAAGAACCCCAATAAGCCTGATCCCGCCCACCAAGAACGCTGGAACCGGATTTGGAATGATCCCTTCTGTCAGAGGTTCAAAAGGCCGGAGCATGAAGATCACTGGATTTGGAACTATGACTTCTACAACGCCCAAGTGGAAGATTTGCAGTATATCTTCCGCCTGATCAGCGCCTAAAGGCGGGAAGGGGTGGTTCAATGACGGTTTACCAATGGTTGTGCCTGATCGGGGTTCCGGCCCTGATTGCGGGTGTGTTCAAATACCTTCATGGGCTGATCAAGCGCAACATGGAAGATTCCAAAGCCCTGAAAGCTGGAATTCAGGCGCTTTTGAGAAGCCAAATGATCAGTGACTTCAACAAGTACACTGAAAAAGGCTATGCCCCGATTTATGCAAGGGAAAGTTTTGAAAACTGTTGGAAGCAATATCACTCATTGGGGGTGAATGGGGTGATGGACGATCTTCACAAGAAATTCTTGGAGTTGCCCACGGAAGCCCCGGATGAATGAGCCGTGTAAAGAAAAAACCGAAAAAGGAATTTTCCAAAATCATTTTGGGTTGTGTGGGGGCCGTCACGCTGATTGTGACGGCCTTCACTCTTGCTATTGTTTGGAAAACGGGGGACACTTCCCCCCTTGCGTATCTGATCCCGGCCATATTCGCTGAACTGGCAACAGCAACCGGTTTTTACTATTCCAAGGCCAAGGCTGAAAACCGGATCAAGTTGCGGAAGCAGTACGGCCCGGAAATCTATAACGATACCAAGGAACTGTGACCCCCGGCCAAAAATACAAAATCAGAAAGGAAGAAGAACATGAACGCTGAACAGATTGTTTCCCTGATCGTTGCCATTCTTGCTGGCCTGTCCACCTGTATTCCCTTGGCCTATAAGCTGGTGCAGTATGTTCAGAAGGCCACGCAGGAAAAGAATTGGGCCGCTTTGTTGGGCTTGGTGATCAAGCTGATGGAGGAAGCGGAACAGAAGTTTGCCGATGGTGCAACCCGGAAGGAATGGGTAATGGCTATGGTTCAAACTTCCGCCGAGTATATCAACTACCCTGTGGACACTGAAGCCCTTGGCAACCTGATTGATTCCCTGTGTGACATGACCAAGATTGTGAACTATGAGGAAATCCCCGCCCTTGAACCTGTGAAGGAGGAAACCGAAAATGAGCAACAGTAATCTTGTCACCGTCACCCAAATTTCCCCGAACAAGAACAGCCCCCGGAACCATACCATTGACCGGATCACCATTCACTGTTTCGTTGGTCAGGTTACGGCCAAGCGAGGGTGTGAGGTATTCCAGCCCACCAGCAAACAAGCGTCTTGCAACTATGTTGTGGGCTATGATGGTTCCATTGGCCTGTGCGTGGAGGAAAAGGATCGTTCTTGGTGCAGTTCCAACAGCGCCAATGATCATAGGGCCGTGACCATTGAAACGGCAAGTGAAACCGTGGCCCCCTACAAGGTGACGGATAAGGCATACAACGCCCTTCTTGACCTTGTAACCGACATTTGCAAGCGCAACGGGAAAACTAAAATCCTGTGGTTCGGGGATAAGGACAAAACCCTTGCCTATACTCCCAAGGCCGGGGAAATGGTTATGACGGTTCATCGGTGGTTTGCAAACAAGTCTTGCCCCGGTGATTATCTTTATAACCTTCATGACGAGATCGCCGCAGAGGTCAACAGGCGGCTTTCTGGCGGCACTTCTGGCGGGGGTGGGGAAACTACTACCCCCAGCACCGGAAACGCCACCACGGGCGGCGCAGTGGCCACGGTGGAGCCGTATTTGGTGCGGGTGACAGTTTCTGATCTGTATATCAGGAAAGGCCCCGGCACCAACTATGGGAAGAATGGCTTCATCAAGCCGGGTGTTTATACCATCGTGGCGGAAAGCACCGGCACCGGCGCTACCAAGTGGGGCAAGCTGAAAAGCGGGGCCGGTTGGATTTCCCTTGACTACGCAAAACCGGTGTGATACCGTGTTATTAGTTTGTTACTACCGGCCCCGATTTTTCGGGGTTTCCGTGGGCTGAAATGTTCAGTATTTCGGCGCTTCGGAGCGTTGCGGAGCATTAAAATTCATGGTATAATACAACTAAAGAAAGTGCTGTCTGGCAAACGGTCAGCACCTTTCCGGTAGGTCAATTACAAAGAATGACCGCACGAGTGGAGCCGGGAAGTCATTTTTTGTTATTGAAGATTTTCCACGCAATATCAAACATGCCAAAGTCTACAGTTGCGAGCAACGTAAGCAGAGCCAGAGTTTCTAAAAGCGTCATAGAACATCACCCCAGCTCACAGTTGCAAGCAATACTACAGCCCCGCCGTTGCAATTTCGGCGGGGCTGTGGTATAATATAAACGAAGAGAGTGCTGTCTGGCAAACGGTCAGCACCTTTCCGGATAGTCATAACAAAAAATGACCGTTCAGCTTAGGACACTGGGGCGGTCATTTTTTGTTATGAAAAATTTTATACGCTATATCGAATGTGCCGAAGCCCACCGTTGCGAGCAACGTGAGCAGAGCCAGAGTCTCTAAAAGCGTCAT